ATGCCGAGCGGGCGGGTGTTCATCCGCTGGCTGCGCTCGGTGCAACCGGCGCCTCATACTCCCCCGTGGGGTTGGGGCAAAATGACACCGCTGCTGGACTATCTGCAGCGGGGGACAGCATCGCCCGTTCGGTCGATGCAACTCGTACAAAGGGTGAGCGTGCCGGATACGATGCCACGGTCCAACGGCTCACCCTGACCCGGATGGGTCTCGAAAACGATCTGCTCGCGTCGCAGATCGCTCAAATCAATCAGGCTGGCCGAGGTCCGCCGTTTCCCACGTCAAGTGACACGGGGCCATTCGCTGACCAAGGCGATGTGCCTTCTGTCGCTAGCCCCTTTGGGCTCCCTAGTCTTAGGGTTGCCAACCCTAAGCTGGCTTCGGAAGCTCAGGACCATTTCGGCGAACCGCTCGAATGGGCCTATGGTCTTGGCAACTGGCTGGACTCAGGCCGGATTGAGCAATTCGACCTCTACGCAGGCGAAATCTTCCCCGGAAGCTATGGCGACGAATACGAACAAATGCTCAACCTCTGCGACGCCTACGGCGCCCGCCTGATCGTCGCCAAAAACCACAGCAAAGTGACGTTGGCGTGCAACACCGCCGACGACTACTACATCACCATCGAATCCAGCGCCAACGTAAACACCAACCCGCGCATAGAGCAAAGCGCCATCCATCGCGGCAAAGACCTGCACGCCTTTTACCTGGAGTTTTTCGGTGGCATCAAGTCAATCGACAAAGCATCCACGGCTCACTGAATCCGGGATGGCGCGCGAACTGGATGTTTCGCGCCAGGCCGTGCACCAGCTTGTAAAGCGCGGCATCCTGAGCAAAGACGCCAACGGCCTGATCGACGTCGAAATGGCCCGCGTTGCCCTGGCCGCGCGCGTGCATCCGTCATCAAAAACAGCCGGCGCCGTTGCGCAAAAGAATGACGCTGCAACACCGCAGCAGCCACCCACAGAAAGCCAGCCTCCTCAACAGACAGAAATCACCAGCTACCACGTCGCCAAAACGCTGCGCGAGGCAACCGAAGCGCAAATTGCCAGGGTGAAGCTCGGGGAAATGCAAAAGCGCTTTATCCAGCGCGAACCTGCGATGAAACAGGTCTTTACGGCGTTCCGATCGTTGCGCGACACCATCATGGCCGTGTCCACGCGGGTGTCTGTACGCACCGCTGCCATGACAGACGCGCGCGAAATCCGCGCCACCATCGACGAAGAACTGCGCGAAGCCTTTGCGACGTTCGAACGCCGCACCCTGGCCGATCTGTCCTCCCGCATTGGCGGTGCCGAACCCGATGCGAGCTGAGCCAACCGTCGACGACGGCGTGCAAGACATCGCCACCGCGATGCTTGCCGCGATGCGCCCGGACCCCGTCCTCCAGCTCGACACCTGGTCAGAGCAAAACATCGTCCTGCCCAAGGGCTCCGCGTTCTCCGGGCCGTACCGGATCGCCCACACGCCCTACGCACGGCGGATCCTGCAAGCGCTCAGCCCGGGCGACCCGTGCGCCCGCGTCGTCGTCATGGCCGCGTCGCAAATGCTCAAAACGCAGGTGTTCATCAATGCCGCGCTGGGTTGGATTGACCTCGCCCCGGCCAACATCCTCGCGCTGGAGCCGACCGACAAACTGGCCAAGCGCCTGTCAAGCCGCCTGGGAAAAGCCATTGACGCCTGCAGCGCCGTCGCCGGCAAAGTCGCCAAACCGCGCAGCCGCGACAGCCGCAACACCATCGACTGCAAGGAATTTGACGGCGGCGCCCTCTACATCACCACGGCAGGCAGCGCCAGCAACCTGGCGGAAATTCCCGCGCGGTACACCTTCGTGGACGAAGCCGACCGCACCGAAACCTCCGTGGCCGGAGAGGGCGACCCCGTTGAACTGGCAGAGGCCCGGTCGACAACCTACGAAGGCATATCCAAAAGCTACATCGTCAGTTCCCCGACCATTCGCGGCATAAGCAAAATCGAGGCGCTTTTCGAACTCGGCACACGCGAGGAATATCACGTCCCCTGCCCGCACTGTGGCCACTTGCACGCGCTGGTCGACGAATACTTTCACTTTGACCACGACCCAGACGCCGACGCCGTCTCTGCCGCCTGGTTTGTCTGCCCGGACTGCGGCGGGATCATCGAAGAAACCGACAAAGCCACCATGCTGCCCGACGTCGCCATGGGCGGCGCAGCCCGCTGGGTGGCCACCGCCAAGGGCGACGGCGAAACGGTGTCGTTTCACATCAACGCCTTCTATGCACCCATCGGGTCCATTTCCTGGGTCAAACTGGCCCGGCAAAAAGCCCGCGCCCTGGCCCGCAAGCAAAAAGGCGACGCCACCGCCTGGCAAGTCTGGAAAAACACCCGCCTCGCACAGACCTACGACAACACCGAAAGCACCACCACCGCCGCCGCCATGCAGGCCCGGGCCGAAGCCTACCTGCCGCGCGTCATTCCAGACCCTGCGCTGGTCGTCACAGCCGCCGTCGACACGCAAGACAACCGGCTCGAAGTGCAGATCGAAGCCTGGGGGCCTGGCATGGAGCACTGGCTGCTCGACTACATCATCCTTGCAGGCGACCCCGCCGAACCGCCCAACAAACCCGGCAGCGTATGGGCACGGCTGGACGAAATCCGCCGCGCACCGCTCGCCCATGCCAGCGGCGCCAAACCCATACCCATCAGTGCCTACCTGATCGACTCCGGAGGACACCACACCCAAGACGTCTACAACTACGGCGCCGCCCGCGCGCACCTCGGGTGCCTTGTTGGCAAAGGGGCCAACCGACCCAACCGCCCCATCATCAGCAGCGCGCCGTCCAAGGTCGACATCACCTGGCAAGGCCGGCGCACCGAAGACGGCGCCGCGCTCTGGTTCGTCGGTACCGACGTTGCCAAAGACTACCTGCACAACCGCCTCAAGCTGCGCGAAGGCCCCGGCGCGTTCCACCACCACGACCAGCTACCGATTGAATGGTACGAGGGGTTTCTGTCCGAGCGCGTAGCAACCCGCTACGCCAAAGGCCGCGCCATCCGCGAATGGATATGCGCGCCCGGGGCAAGAAACGAGCCGCTGGACCTCTCCGTCTACAACCTCGCCGTCGCGCACCACCTCGGGCTGCACAAATGGAGCGCCACAGACTGGCAGCGCCTGCGTTCCAAACTGGTCCCGGCCAACCTCACCCCCGATCTGTTCTCCCCGCCCGGCATTGACCTGACGCCGCAGCCCATACCGGCCGCACAAGCAACCCAGCCGGGCGGGCACGCACCGGCGCCGCCGCCTGGCTCGCCGCATCCGCTTGCGCCGGTCGCGTTGCCGTCCATCACCGATCCCGTCATTACCCCACCGCAGCGCCTGCGCCGCGTCCTCAACCCCGGAATCCGTCTATGACCAAACAATTCGCCGCCCCCGCCAAGACCGCCGCCGATGCCGATGAAGTCTCCGTGGCCGAAATCAACGCACCCGAGCTGGTCGCCATGGACAAGATTTTTGAAGACTACAGCCGCTGGGTCCGCACCCGCCGCTTCTACGCGCCGCCGTCGCAGCCCGGCTCCGTCCTGGGCAACCTGCAAAAGCGCACCCGCCCCTACCGCGAGGCACCCAGCGCCAAATGCAGCGCCAGCATGGCCGCGCTACACCTGGCCATCAAAGGCCAGCCAGAAAACGCGCTCGATTGCCGGGTCTTCTGGCTGCACTACGGCGAACGCTCTGCCAACATCAAGGCCGTCGCCGACATGCTGGGGATCAGCCGGCAACACTACTACCGCCTGCTGCGCGCCTTCTGCCAGCGCGTGCTGATCGCGGCCAAACAAATCGAAGATGCCAACCTGCTCGCGGCCGGCATCACCACCGCCGCCGCACAGCCAGCCGCAGAAAGTGTCACCTCCTGAGGTGACAAAAAACCCGTTGCCAACAGGTGACAAAACAGGCCAAAATTCGCAGCAATTCAGATAGTCCTCAAAATCCGTCGCCATGTAACACCATCGCAAACCACCCCCACAAAACCCCGGCCCCGCGCCGGGGTTTTTGTTTTGGCAAACGCAACGTGATCAACATCCACCGCACCGGCACCACCCTGGCAGACATGGCAGCGCACATGCGCGACGTTCCGGCCCGTGTTTTGCCGTATGCCGCCGCGTCCGCACTGACGCAAATCGCCCGCAGCCTGGCAAGAACCGAACTGCCCGCCGCCATGCGCACCGCGTTTGATCGCCCGACGCCGTGGGTGCTGAACTCGCTGGCCATCGAGCCGGCCAACAAATCCAAACTGGCCGCCGCCATCTACGTCAAAAACGTCGCGGGCGGGCGGGCCATCCCGCCAGAGCGCACACTGATGCCGCAGGTTTTCGGCGGCAAACGGTCCGAAAAGCGCATCGAGCGCGCGCTGCGCTACTCCGGCATCCTCACGGCAGGCGACCACCTCTACCCGGCGCGCGGCCTCGCGCGTGATGCCTACGGCAATGCGCCACCGGCCATCCTGCGCAGCGTGCTGGCCTGGGCTTCGTCCGGCGCCGCCCGCAAGGCAAAACGCACCAAAAACAGCGCTGCCACCAACCCGCGCGGGTATTTCCTGTTTGGCAAAGCGCCAGGCGTTCGCGGGGTTGCGCAGCGCCAGGGCGGCACATTCAACCCGCTGCTGATCATCAGCCGCACCGCGCCAAGCTACCGCCCAAGGCTCGATTACGCCGGCATCGCGCAGCGCTACACCACAGCCAACTTCCCCGCGGTGTTCGACGCCGCCGCCCGCGCCATCCTCGCCCGGCCGCAAAAGGCACGTACCGCATGAGCACCTACAGCTCCCTGGTCTCCCGGCGTGACGCCTACCTGGCCGCCGAATTGAAGATCCTCGCCAGCCAGGAATTCAGCGTAGGGCAGGGCGGCTCCGCCCGTCGCAACCGCCGCGCCGAACTCTCCGAAGTGCGCGCCGCCATCGCGGCGCTCGAAACGCAAATCGCTGCGCACCCCGACAACCCTGCCAACAGCCGCCGCCGCACCACGCGCACGCTGCGCCCCTTGTACTGACGGCCCATGAGCAACCTGATCGACCGAACCATCGCCCACATCGCTCCCGCGATGGCGCTGCGCCGCCATATCGCGCGGGCGCAATTGGAATCGCTGTCGGCGTCCGCGTCGGCGCCCGGGGCGGGGGGCAGCGTCGGCGGCAACGGTGCCGGCTCGCGTTCCTGGTGGCCGTTCGCGCGGGATGCCGCTGCCGACACCCTGCGCCATTTGCCGCTGCAGCGTGCCGCCAGCCGCGAACTCGCCCGCTCCAACCCCATTGCCTCCGGCGCAATCAACACCGTGGTCGATCGCGTCGTTGGCACCGGATTGGCCTTTGTCGCTTCCCCCAACCGCGCCGTACTGGGCTGGTCCGCCGACCAGGTCGCCGAATGGAAAGCCGGCATTCAGGCAGAGCTTTCATTGTGGGCCGATGACGCGCAAGCGTGCGACATCACCGGCGGGCAAACCTTCTACGAAGCCCAGGCCACCGTATTGCGCGGCGTCAAGGAATCCGGCGACATCTTCACGCTGCTGCCAACAGCGGAGCGCACCGCCATGCGCCCGTATGGCCTGCGCTTCCAGTTGATCGAGGCCGATCGCGTTGGCAACCCGTCCGGCGCTTTCGACACCGCCGACATGGCGGGCGGCATCCGCTTTGCACAGTCCGGCAAGCCGCAGGCCGCGCACATTTACGACCACCACCCCGGCGCCGCTTACACCATGGGCAATCGCCTGGCGGGCGCATGGGTCGAATTCACCGGCGCCAGTGGCCGTCGCCGCCTGTTGCACCACTACATCAAACTGCGCCCCGGCCAGCCGCGCGGCGTGCCCTACCTGGCGCCGGTGGTGGACCTCATCAAGCAAATTGGCCGCTTCACCGATGCCGAGGTCAACGCAGCCGTGCTCAACAGCTACTTCACAGCATTCGTCCGCACCACAGCGCCAGCCGGCCCGCCATTGTGGGACGGAGAAAACGCACCTTCGTCCGGCGAGAAATCCCCGGCAATCGCAATCGGCCATGGGACTGTCCTTGCACTCGCCAAAGACGAAGGCATCGACTTCGCCGACCCCAAGCGCCCGAACCAAAACGCAGAGCCTTTCATTCACGCCATGGCCGGTCTGATTGGCATGGCGCTCGGGATCCCGCGCGAATTGCTGATCAAGCAATTCAACAGCAGCTACAGCGCCAGCAAGGCCGCACTTCTGGACGGCTGGATTCGCTTTCGAAACGAACGCTTCTGGCTCGGTACCGCGTTCTGCCAGCCGATCTTCGAAACCTGGATGGCCGAAGCCGTCTTCCTTGGCCGCGTTCAGGCCCCCGGCTTTTTCTCTGACCCGCTGCTGCGTTGGGCCTACACCCGCGCCGCCTGGCCGGGCGACAGCATGGGCTCGATCAACCCGAAAGATGAGGTCGCCGCCTACACCGCCGCCATCGATGCCCGCCTCATGACGCGCGAGCGCGCCGAATGGGAACTGGGCGGCACCGACTGGAACGCCACCTTCGACCAAAAAGTGGCGGAACAAGAGCGCCTGTTGCGCTCCGGCATTTTGCCGGCCCCCAAAGCCGGCGCCGCCGCACCACAAAACACCCGACCCGAGGACACCACCCCATGAGCACCCTGATCGATCTGCTGCGCGGTGCATGGGCCATCCAGCCCGACCGCCTGCTCGAAATCCAATCCGTCTACACCGCCCACTTTCAGGGCCAAAAAATCGACATCGCCGGCATCGAAGCCCGCCTGGGCCGCCCGCTGGCCGCAGAGCAACAGGAATACCGCATCCGCGAGGGCGGCGTCGCCGCGCGCGAGCTGGCGTTGCAGCTCGGCGCGCT